CCGGGCTTGAGCTTCGAGAAGTACACCTTGATGGTGTCGTCGAAGTCGATGTTCCGGCCGCCGATGTCCCCGGTCCAGCCCAGGTACTCGTAGCCCCACGCCCCGGCGAACCAGTTGAGCGGCACAGTGGCCATCTTGCCGCTGCCACCGGCGTCGGTGGAACGGACCTTGCCGTTGCCGACATAGATGGCGACGTGGCCGTGTTTGCCGCCCCGGTAGTACACCGGCGCCCCGACCGGGGGCGTCCGGTCACCGGCGTGCTTGTGCTTGGCCTGGTGCCACTGGGTGATGGCGTTGGGATACATGTGCGGTGACTGGAAGGCGTCTTGGACGTGCCACAGACACATGCCGACACGGTTGGTGTTCTTGGCCTTGAAGAACTTGGCGGCCTGCTCTGCGGTCCTCACAGGTCATCACCGTCTTCGACGACAATGGCGGCGTATCCCTCGTCAGGCGCGTCGGCGTAGACGATCTCGACGATCTCCACCTCGCCGGGGATCTCGTAGCCGGGATTCTGGTCCTCGAGGTCGGGCGGTGCGTCGACGAACACCGGGTCGACCTCGGCGTATTCGCCGGCGGTCTCCTCCGCGGGCTCCTCGCTGTTGAGTTCGTCGTCGCCCAGCTCCTCCTCACCGTATTCGAGGTCGAACTGCTCTTCGGTGGGTTCCATCTGTTCCTCCATTACTCGGACGGTAGGCGAGGGTCGTCGACCGGGGTCACCTTCCCTCGAGACCAGACAACCACAACAGCGGTGCCGATGAGGTTGACCGCCACGGCGAGTGCCGCGAACTGGTCGGTGGTCAGGTTCCAGCCGAACACGACGGCAACCTGGATGATGGCGACAACGGCGGCGACAACGGCGCCGCGGATGGCAAGGGGTTCACGCTCATTCATGGGTTTCATCCTCCCGCCGATCATCGGCGTTGTCTAACTCGTCATCGTCGGGTGGCGCCTCGAGGTAGTCGCGGGTGAGCCATCCGACCAGGCCGCCTAGTAGCAGGGAGACGGCGACGAGCATGGCGGGTAGACGGTCAGTCATCGCACGTCACCTGCGCCGCCGTTTGCTGCGGTGCGGACGCTCATCGTCATCGTCGTTGTCCTCGTCGAACCGGTCACGGTCCTTCGGGAAGTAGTACGACGCCATGGAGATGATCAGCATGGCGATCGCGCCGGCGATGGTGGCGATCGCTTGCGCGATGGCGGGATCGAGGACGGCGATGCTGTTGTTGGCCCAGGTCAGCATCTGTCACCGCATCTCGTCACGTTCGTCTGCACGCTCCAACCAGTAGGCGCCTGCCGCCATGAACGACACGGCGAACGGAAGCATCGCATACCAGGGTTCGCCGTCGAGGGCTATCCCGATCCACCGTGCCGTCCAGGCGCCGAAGGACAGCAGCAGACCGTATTCGTAAATCCGCTGCGACCTGATGATCCAGGCGTACACCATCAGCAGTGTGCCCAGGCCCGCGAACAGGCCCATGACCAGCGCGGCGATGGTGGACGGCGCAGTTTCCAAGGTGCGGCTGCCGATGTTGTCGTCGCCGGGGATAGGGATGGCCAGATGGTTGCCGAAGAACAGCAGCAGGGTGTTCACGCTCAACGTGAACCCGCCGATGATCAACCCGACCGCGAATGGTTTGAACGCCCGGCCGAAGATTTTCACGCCGGGTAGATCTCCGCGAGTCATGTTGATCACCTTGCCCAGTATCTGTGCGCACGTGTGGTGGTAGCCGCCGTAGGTTGCATTACTCATCAGCTTCCTGTTCCTCGAGGCCAGATCTGCCCTTCCAGCGGGATCAGCGACTCCCGTGGTTCCCCGGCCATGGCCATGTGTGGTGCGGTGACGTGTTCGTGGACCACTGCCGTTGTCGACGTGATCTCGGTGGGTTGCGGGGCGGCCATCTGCTCAGCCCATCCTGATCGCGGGTCGAACGTAGGACACTGACGCCCAACGGCATCCGTTGGGTGTGCGGAACACTGCCTGCTGGCCTTTGACGGTGCCGGTGAACACGGCGTTGTCAACACCGAGGGGCTGCCCACCGGTTTGGTAGATCAGGCTCAACGGGTCATAGCCGCCGTAGGTCTGGATGAAGTACAGCGGCGCTTTCGACATGTATGAACGGTCGAGGCTGTACGACAGCAGCGCCGGGGCGGGAGTAGCGAACGCCGTGTTCGCAGTGGTGGTCCCGGTGACGAAATTGATCAGGCAGCCGTTCGGGTCTCCGCCAGTGGTGCCCGTGGTGTTGACATTGCCGGCCCCCACGATGAAGAACACCCCGTCAGTGGTAGGCACATCGTTGATAGCGAACCGTTCCACGAGAACGATCGCCTGGTACTTGCTGCCCATCGGGATGTTGCTGTACAGGACGATGCCGGTCGGCCCGCGCACACCGATGATCTCCCCGTCGCCGGTGGGTGCGCATTCCATCTGGAAGTACTGGGTGGCGGTATAGCCACCCACCGCGCCCGCGTTGTGTGTCTGGCCGACGGTGATGTCGACACGGAACCCGTAGGAGGTGTTCGACGTCGATCCGCGGCCCCACGACACTTTCAGGTACACCGGACGGTCGGCGCTCTTCGAGTCGTTGAGTTCGTACACCCTGTACCCGGCCGCGGTCGATGCGACAGTGGGCATCGTCACGGTGGCGAAGTCGATGCCGTTGTGCACTTCGGTGAGCCCCAGGGCGATGAACGTGTCGTGCCACGCCTGCGCCCAGGCCCGGAACCCCGCATCGTTGGCGGCGTAGACAGCCAGCGGTGTGCTTTCAGTGGTGATGGTCATGTGGGCATTACCTCCTCGGCAGCGTTCGTCTCACTCTTCACCCAGGTGAACGTGACGTTGACCGTGGCCGGGCTGGCCCCGGTGTTCGTCACCGCGACGGGCACCACAGCGGTGCCATCGACGGTGTAGCCGTACACGGCCGGGTTGAGCCACACGTCCAGCAGCTCGGTGGTGGTGACTACCTCGGCGATCAGCCCGTGGGGCGGGGTGGGGTCGGTGCCAACAGGCCGGGATGCGTCGACGGCCAGCGCCCCGTCGGAGTAGTAGACGCGCACCCGGGCCGGATTGTCTGTGGCGATACATAGCAGCCGGTAGCCCCCGGCGAGTTCAACAGTGGCGTCGAGGGTGTCGCCGGCGTCGATGCTGCCGGTGTTGAGAGTGAGGGTGACGCGGGCGGGGAAACCGTCGCCGCCGATCTGGTCGGACACTGACGTGTCGACCCACAGGATCACCCCGGAGTCGTCGACGTCGGCTGGCGGGGTGTCGGAGATGTGCACTGTCGGTGCGGGCCCTGCCGGCCCTTCAGGCCCGCCTGGCGTGCCTACGGGGCCGACCAGTCCGCGTGGGCCTTGCGGCCCGACGCTTTCGTCGGGCGCGGCGATGACCGGTACCCACGTGTCACTCATGGGGGTCAGGATAGTCGCCGCGGAACTGTGCTGCTGGTGTCACAGCCAGCAGCGCCACACACCGTATTTGTCGAAGGCGCCATGTTCGGAAAGGTGCCCGCGGATCTTCATGCAGGCTATGCCGTACATGTAGTGCTTAGCGGGGCAGTCAAGCGATGAGCCGGACAAGGCCATACGCGATCGCTACAGCGAGCAGCGCTCCAATGATGACAGCGAGTGCGACCTGCTTTCCCATGATCATTCCTCCTCAGGTTTTGATGATGTAGCTGAGCATGATGGTGGGCTGCACGTTCTGCGCAGTGCCGCCTTCAGTGTTGCTGTTGACTGTGATGCCGGTGGTGGCCGAGGTGATCGTCATCTTCACTGTGGTCTGGGTGCCCTGCAAACCACCCGACCCGGCGTAGTTGGCGGCGGCGGTGCCGTTGTGGGCGTGGGTGTGGCCGGGGTCAGTGATGCCGTGAGTGTGGGCGTCGAGCCGCTGGTCGCCGCCAGCCGCCCCCAACGTCGTCCCGGTGATCCCCGAGACCGCCGAGGTGATCCTGTTCTGCGCCGATCCGCCCATGTTGTCCACACCGGCTGCGACTCGCCCTCGTAGGTCCGGCAGGTTGAACGTGGTCGATCCGTCACCCGACCCGTAGGTGGTGCCGATGGCCGAGAACAGCGCCGCATAGGTTGTCCGCGAGACCGCCTGTCCGTAGCACAGCAGCCAGCCAGTCGGCGCTGACGCTCCTGCGTATGGCGTCAGGCACCCTGCGGGCATTGCGCCTGCGGTGACAGAAGCGACCTGCGTATCGACGTAGTTCTTCGTCGCCACATGGGACGCGCTCGTAGGCTCAGGGGCGGTAGCCCCCTGAACGAGCGGGATCTCCGCAGGCATATCAGCCCACCACCGTCACCCTGTAGGCGTTGGCTGTCACGGTCGTCGCGAAGTCGATTGTGACCGTGTTCGTTGTCGCCGCTGTCACACCCGTGTAGACGACCACATTGTCGGACAGGCGACGCACGGTGACCTGCACATCCTGCGTGCCCAGGTTGTGGGTGACGGTCTGCGACGCAGCCGTGCCGGACAGGGTGGCACTGTACTTGCGGGCCACCACCGCCGTGTCGATCGCCACAGTGTCGGCGGCGACTGTGATACCCGTTCCGGCCCCAACGTTGACTGTGGTACCGCTGCTCGAAAGACCGTTGCCCCAGCCGTACGTGCCCGCGCCGGAGAACTGGGTGAAGTTCAAGTCGGTCGTGCCCAGTGTCACAGTGGCGGTGGGAGGTGTCAAAACCCAGCCTGTCCCGGCCCACGTTCCTGCCTCCACAAAACAGAACGCGCCCGGGGTGACATCCGCGTTGGAATCGAAGTCAGTGGCACGAGTCCACGCACCACCAGTGTTGACGATGTAGATGCCGTTCCGTGTGGCATTGGCCTGACTCTTGACCAGAACACGATCACCGTTCGCAAGCGTCACACCCGTCGAGTAGTCTGCACCGGCTCCGCTCGGCGGCGAGGTGCCTGCCACACTTGTCGCGGCACGCACACTGTTCTTCACGTCCAGACCAGATGCGGCCGCTGACGTTGCCGCATCAACGTAGGCCGTGGTGGCGATCTTGGTGCTGTTGTCCCCAGCAGTTGGTGTGGGCGCGGTAGGTGTTCCGGTGAAGGCTGGGCTTGCCAGCGGGGCTTTCGCCGCCAAGTCCGACACCAGGTTGGTCACATCGGACTGCGCGTGGGTGTGGCTCGCCGCTGCGAACGCAGACGAGTTCTGTCCGTCTAACAGATCGGCGTCAAGGCCCGACCCTGACCCGTCCACAGTCTTGATCTTTGTGAGGACGTCGGCTGCCGTGTACCCGGACGACTTCAGGTAGCCCTGCCCGATCACGAAGGCCGTGGTGGCGACCTGGGTCGTGTTCGTGTCCACCGCCGCTGTAGGCGCAGCCGGCGTCCCGGTGAACGTCGGTGAGGCGCTGGGGGCCTTCGCGTTCAGTTGGGTTTGGATCGCGGAGGTCACACCGTCGAGGTAGCCGAGTTCAGCCGCGCTGATGTTAGCGCCAATGGTGGTGTCGGCAGGCAGCCGGACAGAGGTGGCCTGGAACTCCACCAGTTTCGCCCGGATACCGATATCGGTGGTGCCGACCGTCGCGCCGAGGGTGTCGCCGGAGTAGAAGCTGATCTGCGAGGTGTCGGTGCTGCCGTTCATCCGCAGCGCGATACCCAGGCCGTTGTTGTTGACATGCATCATCGCTTCGCTCTTGCCGGCCGAATCACCGAGGGTGATCCCGGCCGTGGCTGCGCCGACGGGGCGTTGGACGAACAGCCTCGAGTCCTTGGTGATGTTGTTCTTGACGATGACCGGGTAGTCGGTGGCGTTGGCGGTGGGGTCGACGGTGAGAACCCCGGACAGGGTTCCCCCAGCCAGCGGCAGATACACGCCGACGACCTGTTCGTAGCGCACCGAGTCGCCGTTCGCGGATCCCGCGCCGAGTCCGGTGAGTTTGTATCCGCCCATCGCCAGGTTCGCGCTGGGCGCGGCCAAGTCGGACAGTTTGATCGCCGAGTGCGCGGAGGCGTCGTGGGCCGGCAGGGCGTGGTAGTGGTCAGAACGCGCTGCTGTGGCCGCGGACCCGTTGCTTGCCGACTGCCCGAACGCAGAGGCCTGACCGGACAGGTTAGCCACTGACGCGCCGCCGGACACCCAGGCGGTGCCGTTGTAGAACTTCAGCTGCTTGTCGGTCGAGTTGTAGACGAACTTGCCCTCGACCCCGGTGGGGTCTGTGGACAGCACCTGCGCTTTGGCGTTGCGCAGTTCGTTGTTTGCCAGGTCAACATTCGTCACGAACGTCACATCGGCCATTTTTTCGCTCCCGTCGGGTTTGTCATGAACAATACGCCTTGCCTGCTGTTGCACCTGAGAATGACAATTCGACAGTGTTCACGTCGATGTAGGTCATTCCTGGGATGATCCGGGTGTCGGCAGTGTCGACAACTGTCACGTTCGGCTGGTAACCCAAGTTGTGTGTCACCGTCCATGTGGCCGACGCCATGGTCTGCACATGTGTGTAGGACAGCGAATCAATGGTGGATGCGGCCTCCCCGATCGCCTGCCACGCCACACCGTCGAACACCCGCAGCTCGGGCGGGTCGGTGACCTCGCCGGCCTGCCACGCCACATAGTCGGCGTTGACCCACACGTCCCCAGGCCGCAGCGCCGCGTTGGCGACGGTGGTGGTGTCGTCGACCCACCGCGGATCGTACGTCTGCGCCCACACCCGCGAGTTGCCTTCGTGGATGTGACCGCTGGTCATGATGTCAGCGCTGATGGTGGTCAGCGCAGCGCCGGTCGCGCTCAACTGCGGAGCGCTGTCGGCCACCGGGGAATCGTCGCCGACGTCGTAGTCTTCGATATGGATGGCCATGGCGCCTACTCGATCTGGAAACGCAGTTTGCCGGTGAGGCTCTTCCAGAACGCCATGTAGTCGGCCTGCTTGTCAGCCGTCGACCCGATCGCGATGCCGTTGCCGTTGTTATTGGTCAGCAGCGGCACGATCCCCGGGTCGAGGTCGACCCAGGTGGCGCCGCTACCAACGTCGATCGACGGGTTGGCGCGATGCCAGTTGCTGTGCATGTTGCCGTTGGTGTTGCCGTCGCCGGGCCACCACTTGTACACGTGCGTGCGGATGATCGGCCGGATGGGCACGTTGAACCCGTCGCCGGCCCGGTTCACACGCATCTGCACACGGGTGCACCGGCCGCCTTTCTGGATGGCGTTGAGCACGTAGAAGAACGGGTTGCCGGGGGCCTGCTCGGACCAGTAGAAGATGAACCCGACCTGGGTGCCGTAGTTGTTCCAGTCGCCGCCGTGGCCGTGGTAGATCTTGTCGTCGGATTCCGGGCGCCACTGCCGGTTGACCCTCTTGTCACCGGTGACCAGGGTGCGTTTCTGCTGCGCGTCGACCTCGTACCAGCCGGGCACGTAGTCCGACGGGGTGCGCCCACCGATGTAGGCCGGGGTGAACGACTCGGTTCCTTTGACGATCGCCCGAATGTAGTAGCCGATCGGGGTGTTCTCTTTCAGGCCGGCCTGCTCATGCCACACCAGCGCCGTGCCGGGCTGAGGCACAGCCACCACGTCGGAAGCCCCGTTGTAGTAGCGGACCAGAGTGTAGGAGTCGGCATACGGCACCGACGCCCAGTTCATTGTGGCGATCGCCGAGTTGTGGTCGGGGGCGAGCACCGCAGCCAGTGTGGGGTTGGTCGGAGTGGGGACTCCTGCGGTGCTGATACTGGGCACCTGCCCCATGTAGTAGTCCTGGCTGTCGATGCGCGCCCACAGTTGCAGCGACCATTCGGAGTTGGGGTAGCCGACCACAATGTCGGTGGTGCCGGACAACGACGGGATCAGGTCGGTCTGGCCTTTGACACGGCCGTCACGGCTGTTCCACCGGATGACCACCCCGTCGCTGCCGGGGTCGAAGTCGGGGCAGGACACCGACCAGGTGACGGACAGGGCGACGTGGGCATTGACACCGAGGGTGGCGTAGAAAGCCTGCATGATGGGTGTGGCACCGACACCGGAGTCGCGGAACTGCCCGTCGAGGGCGACGTCGACGTCTTTGACCGGCTGGAAGACACCGTTGACGCTGACCCAGGCCTTCTTGAGTTTCTGGAAGGCACCACCGTTGGCAATCCACATCCCGGGCATGTCAGTACTTCACCCACAGGGTGCCGTCGGGGTAGGTGGTGGTGCCGGTGGGGGCATCGGAGGTCGACGACACGATCAGCGGGATGCGCATGTACCCGTTGTCGCCGGTGGCCACGTCCAGGCCCCGGTCGACCTGGGTGCCGTTACCGACCCACGACAGTTCACCGGGGGAGGGGGAGGGGCGCGCGGAGGCGCGCGCCACAGCGGAGGCGAACCGGCCGACGATCCGCTTCTCGGACCATTCGGCGAGTTTGCGGATGTAGAACGGCACCCGCGGCATCGCGTCGGCGCTGGGGTAGGGGGCGTTCTGGTCGGAGGTGACCAGCGGCGGGTAGCCGAGCTCTTCGGTGTCAGAACCGCCGTCGGGATCGCCGGACACCGCATCGAAGTTGGAGAACCCGTCGTTGTAGTTGCCGTTGGGCCCGCGCACCACACCGATCTCTTCCCAGCCGTACTCGCCGGGGTTGGCCGAGGATTCCTGCCAGGCGTGCAGGATCCCGGTGTCGTTGCACAGGATGTACTCGCCGGGCGCACCAACGGTTGTTTCGAGCTGGTTGGTGTTGGCCAGCGGCGAGTCCTGGTGCACGCGCGCCGGGGCACCGGGGATGCCCTGGTCGCCTTGCGGGCCGGGGCCGCCGCCGAGACGCATCCACTCCCACCTGCGGGTTTCCAGGATCCCGGACACGTTCGAGGTGACTTCCACCTCGTACTGCCCGCCGTCGGCGCCGCGGATGAACGTGGTGAGGGTGAGGGTGGCTTCCTTGTCGGTGACGTAGGTCTGTTCGGAGGCCACTTCGGTGCGCGACGACGCGTCGGAGCGCCAGAACAGTTTGACGGTGGCCACACCGCGCGGGGTGAGCGCGGAGGTGGGCCGGAAGTCCACGGCCACGTTGACCATGTACACCGCCGACCCCATCGGGTAGTCCATGGACAGGTTGCCCGGTGGCACGGTGGGCACGATCCGGTCGATGTTCAGGGTGGACACGGCGTTGGAGCCGTCCCACGTCTTCAACCCGGTGACGATGGGCCGGTTCTCGTTCTCGAGCAGGCCGGTGCCGGCGCCGATGACGGGCACGACTTCCACGTCGAGGTAGGCGATGTCCCACCGCAGCACGACGGGCACGTTGGGCAGCAGGTCAGTGTCGATGTCCGACTCGGTTTCGACGCAGCGGGCGGCCACCGAGTTGAGGTAGCCGGGGTTGCCGCGCATCCGCCCGGCGGTCACCCAGGCGCCGGTGTACAGCCCTGGCTTCTCCGGGTTGGTGCGGTACCAGACGTGCAGGATGCCGGTGTCCTGGGTGATCCAGCCGTTGTTGTGTTCGAGTTCGGGGGTGTTCGCTTTGGCCTCGAGGTCGGCGAACGTGTCCACCACCCCTTTGATGATCATGGAGGCGCCCTGGGGGCCGGCCGGGCCCATGGGGCCTTGCGGGCCGGACCCGCGAAGCACCGATTCGCGGACGAGCACCGTCCCACCGGACGACAGCTGGGTTTGCATGTTGACCATCGACGTGTCCCTTTCAGTCGTCTGCGCGGCGCGGCGGGTCGTTGGTGACTGCCGGATGCACCACCATCATCCCCGAAATCACGTTGCGCACGTGATAATCGCCCCACGTGGTGGTGCCGGGGGTGGTGTCGTACCGCTTGTAGTTGGCGAACAGGTCGTAGACGTGGACACCCACAGGTAGTAGTTCGGTGGCCCCGGACGGTATGTAGATCTCGATGAGACCGGCGGTCTCGGACACCGCCAGGTAGCCCAAGGTCGTGTCACCGCCGATCTGGTCGTAGTCCTCGCATGTGAGGATTAGGGTGCGTTCGGTGTCGTTCGTGCGCACTTCCATCTTGGTCGGTTTGGTGACGGGCACAGGCTCGTCGTAGTCGTCGACCCAGAACACCTGCGCGGTGTAGTCGGCGCCCTGCTTGACGTGCAGATCGACCTGGTTGTTGTACTCGGCCATCAGTTCCCGCTCTCCAACTGCTTGAGTGTTTCGATGTACGACGCAGTATCCCCGGCGACAACCACCGTTGTCGTCGTTGCGGACTGGTCGACGTCGAGGCCGAGCAGCCGGGCCCGGGTCTGGATGAACTTGTGGATCGCCTCGGCGGACCGGACGTCACCGTCCATGGCCTGATCCCACAGGGCGGCCTGCAACTCGTCGAGGCGGGCGACCTCGAGGTTGAGCAGGTCGCGGCGCTCGGCCATGGACACGAGCAGGGATGTGGCGTCCAGGGCGTCACGGGTGGCCCTGGCGATCCTCGATTCGGAGACGTGGAGGCGCTGCGCGATGGTGAACAGGTCGAACCCGGCACGGCGCAACTTGAGCGCCTTGCGCGCCAGCTCCACATCCTCATCGGTGTATACGACGTCGACACTCATAGGGTCAACTTTGCCCTAAAACGCGAAAAGGCACCCGTGGCCCCGCCGCCCACGAGGGGCGACGGGGCACACAAGGCTCAGCGCTTGCCGGCCATGTGGCCGATCACGTGATGCCGGTAGAACTTGAACAGCACGTGCGGGGTGAACTTCCCCACCTCGACTGTTGCGGATGTCCCGCACACCGGGCAGCGCATGTTGATCTCATGATCGTCGAAGGACAACAGGATCAACTTGCTCATGCCCACTCCCACGGCTTGCACGCGTCAGCGAACGTGCACGCCTTGAACATCTCGCCGGACCGTGAGGTGCACGGCAGCACCGGAGGGTACTCCTCCTGGCCGGCGACGGCCTGCGCGATCGCCCGCACCTTCCCGGCGACCTTCTCGTCGTAGTGGATGACGTACTCGACGAACGAGCCGTCCCACGACTTGTCCTCGTACACGATGTGCACCCGGTCGGTGTCGGTGGCTTCCATGTACGGCTGGACCTGCAACACGTGCCCGGCCATCGGGCCGTTGTCCACGACCTTCCGGTATGTCTGGCCGTTGGCCGTCTTGAACTCGAACGGGTAGCCCCTGGACGTCACACCGTCCAGCGACCCGCCCGCCCCGTAGTCGGTGATGGCCTTGACTTCGATATCGACCAGCCAGCCCGCGGACAGGCCGGCCAACTGCCACCGGTAGTGGGAGAACGTGCCGATGTCGAAGATGGCCCGCAGTGATGAGGTGACTGCTGCGGGCTGCTCCCCACGGTAGGACAGTTGCTGCTTGCGAAGACACGGGTCGTGCAGCATCGACGCCCGCACCCTGCCCTCACCGGACCTGGCGGAAGTGAGGAAGTCGACGCGCATCTGTTCCAACACGCGTTCGACTGCCGCTTCGGTATACACACGCCCGGCACGCACCCATTCCATGTGGGCCCGGGTGATGAACCTGTCATCCCCGGTCGCGGCCTGCTTCAATGCATCCTTCAGCGACATCACTTCTCCTTCTTCCAACCATCGGGGTGTACCGGCATCGCCTCGAGCGCGCCGGCTTCGTGCAGAATCTTGACCTTCCCCGGCGCCGCGTCCGGGGTGTGGCCGGCGAGGATCGCCCGGCTTCCACTGACGATCCTCTTGTCGCATCTCTCGGCCATGTCGAGCACCGAGGTGTACGGGGAGTGCCGCGCGATCTCCTCGGCGACGTTCTCCCCGATCCCTTTGATCGAGGTGAGCGATTCGATGATCGCGGTGCCGGACTCGTTGGCCACCAGGTCCATCTTCGAGTAGTTGACGTGCGCCCTGATGAACGACAGGTTGTCGTACTCGCGGGCCGCCTTACGCATCGCCCGCACATCGTCGGCCTTGTGGCCGTACTGGGAGATCAGCGACGCCCAGTAGACGGCCGGGTGGTGGGTGAGCAGCCACGCCGACACGTACGCGACCCGCGCGTACGACACGGCGTGTGACAGGTTGAACCCGTATTCGGCGTAGGCGACCAGCGCGTTGCGCAACCAGTCGATGTCGTTGTCGGACATCTCCCACTTGTGCGCCAGGTCGATCACGGAGGTCATCGAGTCGGCCATGGCTTGCGCCGCGTTCCCGATGTTCGCGTTCGACGCCTTCACCGCTTTGAGAACCCTGGACAGTTCGATGGGGTCCATGCCCATCTCCCCGAGGATCCCCATGACTTGCTCCTGGTACACCAGCACCCCGTAGGTGGTGTCGGTGTGCCGTTTGATGAGCGGATGCCGGTCCTTGCGCACCGACTTCTTGCCCTGCGCCCTGGTGGCGATGAACTCGCCGGTGGCGCCGGACTTCTGCGCGGCGGGCCGGAACAGCGCCACCGCGTGCACCACGTCGTTGAACGAGCGTGGCTTCAACTGCCGGCAGCCCGCCGACGCCGACCAGCCCTGCAACTGGAAGATCCCCGTGGTCTTCCCGGACGCCATGCGTTTGAACACGTCCTTGTCGTCCAGGGGTATCTGGTCCATGTGCAGGCCGAGGGTGCGCAGGGCGCTGGCGACTGCGGTCAGGGTGCGTGACCCGAGCAGGTCCACCTTGATGAACCCGAGTTCTTCGACGTTGTGCATGTCGATCGCAGTGACCATCGTTTCGGAGTTGGACAGCCACTGCCGGGGCAGGTGCGTGACCGATTCGATGTCCGGTGCGATGATCAGCCCGGCCGCATGCTTACCCATCCCGCCGTAGGTGCCCATGTCGGACAGTTGTTGCAGGATGTGGTCGCGTTGCTCGTCGCGGATGCGCAGCATCCCTTTGGACGCGGCCCGTTCCCATTCGACCCACAGCGACCCTTTGTGGGGGTCGTCGTCGGACAGCCGCACGGTGCGCCAGTTACCGATGCGCACCGACGGGTGCAACTGCTCGAGGTATTCCAGCGCCTCGTCACGCCGGTTGTGTTCCACGTCCAGGTCGATGTCCGGGGGTTTGATCCGGTCGACGGACAGGAACCTGTCAAACCGCAGGTTGTACTCCAACGGGTCGACCTGTGTGATGCCGAGCAGCCAGCACACCGCCGAACCGGACGCCGAACCGCGCGCCAGGTAGGCGATGTTGTGTTCGGTCATCCAGTCGGTGATGGACGCGACGAGCAGCAGGTACTCGGCGAACCCTTTCGGGGCGATCACCTTCATCTCGGCGTCGGCCTGCCGGGCGTACTCTTCGCCGAGCAGCCGCCGGTCCAACTGGGTGTTGATCCTCTCGGTCAACTCCCGCACCGGATCCCGGTTGGTGACACTGGGCATGTGCACCTTGAACTCGTCGAGCATCGGCACGGCCAGGTCGTAGCCGTTCAGCAACTCGTCGAGCCCGGCCACCCCGGCGTCCCACACCTTCTCTGTGAACCTGCCACGCATCTGATCGGTGGAACACAGCCAGTACCCGTCGCCGGGGAACAGCGCCGAGTCCGGATCGTCGTGGTTCCACGACGACAGGAACTTGAGCATGTTGTGCATCTGCGTGTGGGCGCGCAGCGTGTAGTGGGCGTCGTTGGCGACCACGATCGGCGCACCGACCCTGTTCGCCACGTCCACCATTGCCATCACCAGTTCGGCGTCCACATGGTCCGGTGTGGCGATGTAGTGATTCTGCACCTCCACGAACACCCGGCCGTCGAACCAGTCCTGCAACGTGAGCAGCAGGTTGGTGGCCGTCAGGTCACCGGCCCCCATGGATGCGTTGAGCACACCGAAGAAACAGCCGGTGAGCACGGACAGCCCTTCGAGCATCCCGTCGTCGGCCAGCTGGGCCAGGTCGGAGAAGTCGACGATCGGCTTGTACCGGAAGTACCTCATCGAGTGGTTGACCAGCCCGATGAGGTTGTTCCAGCCGGTGCTGGTTGTCGCCACGACACCCATGTGTTTGGTGACGGGGCGTTCCATGTGGCGGTTGAGCGCCACGTACATCTCCACGCCGGGCACGGGGATGATCCCTGCCTTGCGGGAGTGTTTGTACAGTTCGAAGATCCCCGCGGCGGTGCCGTGGTCGGTGAGGCCGAGCGCCGGGAAGTCCAGGTCGGACGCCCGGGCGACAAGATCGGCGACGGACGGTAGTGCATCCTTCGCCGAGTATTTCGAGTGTGTGTGAACACTCCAATAAGCCACGTTTCTGTTTCCCCTTCCGGATAGATGTGGCTGTGACGCGAACGGGGGGTGGCAGGCGAACCCACCACCCCCGCCGCGCCGCAGGTCACCGCGCGGCGACGATCGCTTCGATCAACTGGTCGCGGGTTGCGCGCGCCGGAACGTCAAGCCCGGCAATGTCGATCAGTTCACGCAACTGATCCTTCGTGTAGTCCTCGAACTCGTCGAGGTTCGCAGTGAACTGTTTCGAGTCGGCCAGCGGAGGGCTGTCCGTGGCAACATCCCACGGCGGCGGTTCCTCGTCGACCGTCTTCTGGGCGGCCGGCTGACGCCAGGCGTACCGCTGCCCGTCCTCGGACGTCTCACACTCGTAGCCGTGGTCGAGCAGGAACTTCTCGTACTCGTCGCGCACCGTCCACAGGTACTTGTTGAGGACCAGCACACCGTCGGTGTCCTTGTACTCCAACAGCGACATGTCCAGCTTCGGCTCGTCGACCATCGCGTCGACGGTGACGGTGCTGTTGACGCTGGTGATGGTCAGCGGCACACCGGCGATGTCGGGGATGAACTTGCGGTAGGTCGCCAACTGGGTGCACAGGTCGTGCATCTGCTGGGCGCCGAGCATGAGCACCGACGGGTTCGGGTCACGATCCCCGTCGACACGCATCACGAGCAGGAAGTACTTGCGGGCCCACCGCAAACCCCCGGTCTCGTTGCTGTTCATCTTCGTCGGCGAGATGGAGTTCTCGATCGACGAGTCGAAGTCGGCGTTGGACACCGGAAGGTGCCGCAGGTCCCACGGCACGATCGTGGAGATGCCCATGGCCTGCCGGCCCACATCAATGATGTAGGTGGTGGCCAGGTAGTTCTCGTTGCCCTTCGGCGGGGTGATGCGCACGTTCTCCGCATCCAAGTCCAGCTCGGGGGTGTAGGCCAGGTAGTACACCGGGTCGGGGTACTTCGAGTCCTTCTTCGCAGGCGGGGCGGGGAACCCCTTCTGCAACAGTCCGTCGACTTCGCGCCACAGCGGCCCTCCGGACCCTCCTGCGGTGCCGTCGCTGCGCGGGTTGGCCCTCGGGGAGTCGAGGGCGTACCGGTCGAACTTGCTCATGCGGTCTTCCTTCCATTCGATTTGGCGGTGTTACTGCGTGCCGCGATGGTCTCACCGATCAGGTCGGAGAGGCCTTGCAGCGTTGCCGCGATGACCCTTTGCGGGTCGTCGCTGCGTTCAAGGTTGGCCGTGGTGGAGAACTTGACGAAGTGCTCCCGGCCGTTGATCACCACAGGTTCGGTGATCGAACAGGACACGGTGTCGTCCTTGCGGAACGGGTTAGAACTTGACATAGGGTGCACGCTCCTTGTACTGCACGTGGCGTCGCGCGATCGACTCCGGCACCAGGCCGGTGTTGAGCGCTTCTTCGAGGACCTTCGCCTTGACGGTGTGTTCGCTGATCTGCTCGAACACGTCTGCGGGCAGTTCCTCCTTCAACCCGATCACGTCGATGACCGGGATTGAGCTGCGCACCACCTGGGCGGTGTGCTTGTTGCCGTCGCGGTCAAGGAAGAACAACTGGTCCTTGATCGTGTGGCGCTTCGCGATCTCGGCTTGCAGCTCCTTACGCCGCGCGTCGAGGTCTTCCATCTCACGTTTGAGCTCGTACAGCTCCGTGAGCGCTTCTTCGGTGTCGAACCCGTCGAACACCTCACCGGTGACGTCTGTCACTGGCTCATCTCCTTCCGTAGCAGATCCCGGGGTGCATCCCCGGGGTCTTTGACCCCTTCGGGCCATTCGACGACCGCCACCTGAGCGGCGCCGAAGTCATAGTTGCGGTGTGAGGCTTTCACCCCTGCCTTGTCGTTGTCGTACGCCATGATCACCCGAACCGGTGACAAGTTCCGGATCAGTTGGGCCTGGGGTGCGTTCACCCCGGCCCCGTAGGTGCCCACGACCAGCGTCCCTTTCGGGATGCCTGCGGTGTGGAACGCCATGACGTCCCCGGCCCCTTCGCACACGATCACCGTGCGGTAGTTGCCTTTCCGATATCCGAACAGTGTCTTCGACACCGACACCCCGGGCGGGTACAGGTATTTGAACGCGTCGGTGTCGACCCGTTCAACGACTCCCCACACTTCCCCGGCCGCGGACAGCAGCGGGTAGGTGGGGTTGCCGGTGGTGGGGTGGGTGCCGCACCGGTAGGCGCGCGCAGTGGCCTCCCCGACCCGGGCCGCCCAGTAGGGCGACGGCCCGGCGATGTCGAACATGTCCAGCCAGCGGGGGTGGAACACGTGCGGTGGTTTGGCGTCGCGCATCACTTCCAACGCCTCTTTGACGGCTTTGGTGTTGTCGCCGCTGCCAACCCGGCCACCAGCCCCACACGCGTAACACACCCACACGCCTTTGAGCACGTTCACGCTCGCCGACGGGTTGGAGTCGCCGTGCACATCGCAGCAGAAAGGCCGCTCGGCGCCCCTTCCGGAGTGCACGGCGGCCATCAGATTCGGATAGTCCTTCTTACCCATCAGGCTTGCACCTTGCCTTTCGCGTCTTCGATACGGTCCTGGGCTTCTTTCACGGTGAGGTCACCGAAGTCTGGGATTTCCGGTAGGAACTTCGCATACCAGTGGTCCCCTGCCGGGCCGTGCCGGTTCGCGCCGAGCGACATCTTCGTCACCGGCGCGTCGTACGGCCTGGACATGATCAGCACCACATCGGCGTCGCGGGCAATCGAGTCCGTCTCCGCGATGTGGATGACGTCAGGGTTCTTGCTGGCCTGACGGTTCAACTGGGCGGCGGTCAGCAGCGCACCACCGGTGGACAGCGTGACCCTGCGCAACTCGCGGCTGATGGATTGCATCACCGCCCAGTCACCGGCGTCTTTCGCCCCGGCGGCGGTGGGTGTCATCAGCCCGATGTAGTCGACGATGACCAGCCTGTCCGCAGCGCAGTACCGGCCAACGGTCGACGGGGTGACCATCGGATGGTCCGACCTGTCGACCAGCAGCAGCGACGCCCCGTACTTGGCCAGCCAGTGCTGCACCGCGTCCCGCCTGTCGTACGGGTCGGCCGGGGTGGTCCACGACCGCAGCATCAACGTGTGGAGACGTTCGGCGGCCTGCACCTTCGTCATCTCCAACGACATGAACACCACGTCGAGGCCGGCTTTCATCGCCTCGATCGCGAACCGCATCAGCATCCACGTCTTGCCTTGTTTCAGCCGGGCCGCGATCACCCAGTAGTCGCCCTGGCCTATCCCATGCGTCAACGCCTGCAACTTCGCGTCGGGCACTGGGATGCGACCCGAGTAGTCCTGTTCGACGAACAGCGACTCGTGACCGATCGGGGTGCCCACCGAGGTGACAGTTTGCGGCACCACATCTATCGCCCCGGCCAACACTTGCGCGGCGGCCAGAGGATCCGAGTCGCCGGCCAGCAGCTCGATGGCGTCGGCGGCGACTTTCAGCAGCTCACGTTTCTGCGCTGCCTTCAACACGTTCCCGGCGGCCCACACCGGGTTCACACCCGGTATCACCTCGAAGCCTGGGAACTGCCGGACCAACAGTTCGACTGGCGGGGTCATGCCGTGCGCGGCACGGTACTGCTCCACCAGGTCGAACGCGCGGGTGTTCGCCACGAACATCGACCTGTCCACGCCGTGCAGTTGCGGTTCCCACACCCCCTGCTCGCAGCAGGACGCCAGGTACACCTGTTCGGGGTCGAGTCCGGCTTCGTCCTCACCGTCTCCGAGGAACACTACGAACCCTTCTCGGCCTCGAACAGTTGTTGCAGCGCCTCCGCGGTGTCCCTGTCGTTGTTGACGACCGCGGACAGCAGCAGCGCCGCGTCGCGCAGGAACTCGACCAGGCCCTCGCGGCTGTGTGTGTGCGGCTCGCCGCACTGCGCGCAGTCCACTTCCATCGGCCGGCCGACACCGTAGTCGTACTCGAGCATCGAGAGCCGCATGTTGATCGCGGTGATGATCACACTGGCGGTCTGCAAGTTCGCGGGGATGTTGTCGTAGTCGAGGATGTCCAGCGCGGCAGCCAGCAACATCTTCGTCTTGATCGACATTGCCTGCTCACCGATGAACGACGTCCACTCGTCGAACGTGTCGTCGTGCATCACAGCACCCCCGGCTCAACGTAGGAGCAGCCGGTCAGGTACGCGATCCCGGCGATCACCAGGTACAACTCGCCGGGGTTGATGTCGGCCAGGGCGAACCGCTGGTTGGCCCACTTGTCCACCACATATCCGGGGTGGAGCAGCTGGTTGCGCGGGTCGTGCATCTCGTACATGGTGCGCCACGGCCAGCGCACCACCACCAGCACATTGTCCGGGCCCATCGTGGCCCGGTTGACCACATCCACGGTGTAGATCACCGCGGACAGGTTGTGGTCGGCTCTCATCGACACACCACGTGCAGCGGTCCGGCCGTCGGGCCACAGTGACGTGTACTGCTCACCGATGGTGTAGGTGTCCAACGCCACCTGGGCGGCGTCCTTCCAATCTTGCGACAGCATTCACTTATCTCCTTCCGGGAGGGTGTTGCATAGGAAAACCCCGCAGCGGCAGCTACGGGGCGGTATTACAGCAAGGGTAGCGACATGAAGTCATCGAACCACAATCTGACAGGCCGATCACCCATGTCGGGGTTGACGAGCGCGCCGGGGATCCACACCGACCAGCCGGCCGTGGTGAACCCACGCGATCCTCGCACCACCATGACAGGAACATACGGGTCACGTATGTCAACGTCACGCCACCACCTGATCTGGGTGGTGGGTGTGGCGGTTTCGGCGCCGTGCATCGCCCGCACACTGACCAGGTAGCGGTCGGCGACGAGCAGGTCAGCGCCGCGGCCGGACACCCCCAGTTGCAGGACGGGATGCCCGGCAGCGGCGAACGCCGCACGCACCAGTTCCACAGAGGGACCCTGATGCGCCAGCGCACGGCTCATACACGCACCGACGCCTGATGCGATTCGTGCTGAGTCAGCACATCGAACATCGTGGCACCGGCGCAGATGAAACCGCAGGTGCACATGCGCACCAGCATGTCACGGCGCAGGCACGCGTCGATGATGCGCGCCTCGAACGGGTGGATGCGACGGCCGACAACATCCAAGGTTGTCAACCGGTGGTCTTCGAACATCAAGGTCACCTCCTCTCACTGCCACCATAAAGAGAAAGCCCGGACCCCTCAAAGCGGGAATCCGGGCAGCACAAAGTAGTAGTGCGTGATTCGGAGTATATCTCAGGTGATATGGGCCTGTCTACGACAGCAGTTTTCGGCAGTACTTGACAACAACCGGGCAACCACGATTACACTTCGATCGAAGAGAGAGAAAATCCCCCCACACCCCCCTAACAAGAAGCTGACAGCCCGCGCCGAGCCCCCAAGCGAGGCGCGGTAACAGCAAACACACACTCAGCCTCCACCCCTAACGGGCTCCGGCTGAGCGAACACACAGCCCGGCGACCCACCAAGGGAGCCGGGCACAACACACACCGGCCTCCGCCAACACTCCGGCCGGCGAAGCCCACCAAGGCGTAGCCGGCCGCCAGCCACACAAACACACAGCGACGCAACTAAACAACGCATCCACCCATAACACCACGATTCAACATTCAACTACCCGGTATGAGTACACTCCCCAACATGCAATACCTACACATCGGAGGACCCCTCAACACCCAAACCCTCGAAGCCCCCGGAACACTCACATACACCCCAAACGGCTACCCCCACATACAAAACGCCGACAAACAATACACACTCGTGATCATCGGCGACGAAGAAATCTATGCTCAAGCCACCTGG